AACAGACTGTCTTGGTTCATGGGTACTCCGACAATAGAAATTTCAAACAAATCGGCTTTCTTAATCCTGCGAATGCCTTTTTCATCCATTACTGAATCTTTACAGCTAAAACCAACAGAAAAGGCCCTAAGCATTCCCTCTTTGACCAATTCTCGAACCCTGTTGATATCAGGGTCATCGACCGATGAAACTTTAGCCTTAACATAAAGCCCATCAGACCTCGGCTCGATCTTCTCGCATTTGCCTACCGGCGTTTGCCCTAGTTTAGCGTCCATGCCGTGATTATACAAGATAACCGGATTTTTTTTGTAATCTTCCAAAGTCCATGCATCCGATTCGATAATTTCATCGGCCCGGTCAACCGTCTTTCTATTGGCATATCCTTCGATATAAACAGCCCCATCTTGTGCCGACTTGACGACCCCAGATAGACACTGCAATCTAATCTTTTTAGTTTTCATTTATAGATTTTCCCCCTCTGGAATCATTATTAAGGTGCATCGGCAATTAATGGCTTCCTCCGGTGGCGATCCCGGCTCCCTTGGATATTCTAACCCATTTGAAAATGCCTTATCCACATCAATGGCCCCGTCGCCCTGTGCCATAGTGTGAGAATCCCGAACCCGCTCATCGTCCGCCGTAATCCAAGCCTTTTTAAGACCGGGTAATACTTTTTTAGCGTTCCTCAATGCTGCGTTCTGGCCAATACTTACAGCCGTTAGCATTTCAGTTCTGGCAATAGTTTTCGACCTAGCAACCCAAGCCTCTGGGTCCGCGAATGTATCGCGAATCCTTCGAGCAATCTGTTGAACAGTCTCGCCCTTTTCAACCCCTGCCGTGATCTCGCGCATAATTGTTTCTGTGTGAGTATTGCTGATACCAGCAAAACTCTGTAAACCCCTAGCCTCTAGTGTCGCCCGTCTTTGCTTCTCGCCTTCAGTTTTAAGTGCGATTATTTCCCGGCGATCTTGTTCGTTGAATACGAAACTAAGTTGCTGATCATAGCCGATATCGACCGATGATTTTAACCTGCGATTATATTCATCAATCCATTCGCCTTCAAATTCATCAAACGCCTTATTCAGTCTTTTCCTGAGTTCGCGCCTATTGGGTGGTTGTGCTGCCTTCTCAACCAATTCCTCGCTAGTAACTTTAACCGCTGCCTCGCTCATGCTTGTTAGTATTTCCATAACAAAAGCATTAAACGCCTTGCCGTTATCATTTTCGACAATATCGGTTAACTGTTTTGACACTGATTGACGCCATCCCGGAACCTTAGTCTCAACAAAACTGATAATTTTTTGATCTATTGGTTCGACTGGCTCCGACTCTTGTGCTGGCTCTGGCTTTTGTTCGACCGGAATAGACAACCCGAAGGCTGGCTGTTGCGCTGGCTTTAGAACATAAGGCGCATTTGCTTCCTCGGAGTCAATTGGTTGTTCTTTCCAAACCTTGGCCCGAACCTCATTAACAGAAAGTCCAGCTTGCAACATTCTCGCGCCGATATCTGCCTTCGACTGATAATCGTCGGCAAGTGCCGAAACAGTAGTCAAATCAAATTGCAGTTCATTGCTTTCGCCAAGTTGATTCTTAAAGAATTTGGACAATACGCCACTAACCATTTTAGTAGCAGGAATCAGAGTTGCTTCCCAAAAGTTCCGCAGTGCTGTCTTGTATTCTTCGCTGCCCAAAGATCCAGATTTCTGAAGTCCCAATTCATGGGGCGGAATCTTGAAGATATTAATAATCGTTTCGCGGTTCATATTAATCAGGTCAACAATTCTTTGATCCGCTAGGCTATGAGTCATCGGCGTCGCCTTCATGCCTTTAGGCAATATCATCGTGCGCCTTTGATTGCGTCGCCCAGTATAGGCAAGTTCAAACGTCCTTAGCTGCCTAAGTGCTTGTGCCTCGTTTACTGTCTTATCCATCTCTAAAGCCATGCCCGGAGTTGCTTGTTTTAGATAAAACGAATTCAGATAATCGGTAGTGTAGCGATTAAACAGAACAGCCTTGCGGCCCGGAGTAAATGGAGACAGCCCCCAAACTACCGAATTAGGATTTGGGCGTTTGACGTGGAAAACTTCTTTAACCGGAATTGTGATCTCTGAATTTCTATCGTAATATCCTGCCGATTCTTCGTTTGAGACATGGATTAAATAATTTTGAATCTTCCCAACATTGTTAAAATCAAGTTGAATTTTCTCTGTTGGGATAATCACCAATTGATTATTAAGCCTCTGATACCAGCCTATAGCATTACCGCTAAGGAATAACTCGGTAACAAGTTGATACATAAATGCATGATAATCTTGGTTTTCGTTTGGATTTTTTAGCAATCGATTAAGAGGGTGCGCGTCGTTAGGCTCCCATGACTTCGAGCCGTCATCATTTACTTTTGATTGCATCACACGCAAATCTTGCGCCGATAGTTTATTGGCTATCAAGTCAATGATGATATAAACCCAATCCTCTGTGAAATAAAGAGACTTGAGAGTTTGCGCGTCAATAAATGCTTTGATTTCTTCCGACCATAAATCGTTTACCGAATTCTCGCCATCACGCGAAAACTCGTAAGACTTTTGGACAAAATTTTGAATTTCATCATTTATCGAAGTTTTTTCAGCCATTTAAAAGCCTCGCCCGAACAAATGCGAATAATCGTCTGAATCTTCCATTAGTTCGTTTAAAATTTTTCCCAAACTGCGATCATGCGGCAAATCTTCCATGAACCTAATTTCTTGCCCCCCGGCGTATTCTTCATAAGCATAAACCGCAAGTGCCAATGATATAACTATATCATCATGGGAACCGGGGGCGGCATTATATCGAAGTGTCCCAATTTCTGACGCCTCGACTTCAAATGCTTCCAGTTCCTTAATTAACTCGGCCCAATTAGGTAAAATTATATCGCCGCGTTCAAACCTTATCATCAACCTATTTATTAAACCAGATTTTGACTGATTATTAAATACAAAGCCATTTATTGGAAGATTAATCTTTGCAAGCATATCATCAATAGCTTCTCCCACGCCTGTCTTGTCATGCACAACAAGTCCACAAGATTTAAACTGCTTTGAGAATCGCAACAATTCAATGATTGCCTCAGTATATTTAATACTTTGGAACCTCATGAATCCGACGACTTTAGGCTTGGGGTGCTTATAGTCGATAGCAACAAAAACCGCAAAGTCTTGATTCTTGGCCCAGTCTGCGCCTATTACAACATCTCGGTCGCTGGCTGTCTCATCTATCCATTGCTGAACCGCACCGTAAACCGGAATTTCCGCGCCTTCGATGCATTCCCTAAACCCGACGAACACCGACCCGTCATCTAGGAATTCGGCTAGGTAGTATTGCCTAAACATCCTATCCGGCAAATCTTTTTTAGCTTGGTCAATGATATCTTGGCTTACAAATGGATTTGCGCTAGTCGGCGCATGAATCGCTAACTTAGTAGGCTCTTTACCGCGTTTAAGTGCCCAGTCCATTTCGTCTTTACATTCCAAATACTTCTTATGAAACCAATTCTTTCCGTATGGGGTCGATATCCACATCGAAGGCCCACGGGTAAAGGTCGTTGTTGTCTTGGCTGATATGTACGCATCATAAGGCATCTTGGCTGCCTCATCTCCTATCTGCCCGTGAATCGCTGCGCCCTCAAGATCGACGGGGTTTTGGGTATGCCAGAATTCAATCTGCGAGTCCAGATTAGGCAACCTGATAAGCATTTTCGATTCTACGAACTCGCTATGAGGTGGCGGGGGAATAATGCCCTTAAAATATTCCATGCCGATTTTTGCTTGGCGATATATGGGCGCAATCCAACGCCATTTAGCCCCACGTTTTTTCATCGCGGCATTAACCATGCAAGTTGAGGCGCTTAAGGAATTATGAGTTGGTATAAAAGCTTTCCCGCAAAGAAACAAATGCGTATCACTCTCAACCCCAATGCATTTAACTGGGACACTATCTACTTTTTTGATATCGACGATATATCTTGTTTTTGCCTTATTAGAAACTTTCCTAAGACGTTCTAATTTTCTTTTTAACCTAAAAACAGGAATATCTGTAGTAAACCAAGCGCGATAGCATAATTTATGCGTCGTTTTCTTCTCTGATCTATTCACTTTTATTCCAAGCGACATCGCAAGAGACTCTACCGCGTCAACCAAGTTTTTATTTGTATTGTCAAAACAACAATCTCCCCGTTTAGAAATAGTGCCGTCTGTATCCATTAGTCCCTGCAAAAGTGCTAATCTATCATCAGCCGATGAAATTAAATAACAAGGGATGACGTGTTTATTTCTAAACAAATTGTGTTTTTTTATTAAGCTGTATAATCCTGCGACTCCATAATTATATTTTGATTTTAATTTTTTTATT